TTCATTTCATTGGCAAACATGACACAATCAAGGTGGCCAGACAGACAACGATTAACGATATATGGAGGGTAAGAGCTAGTGTCCTCACCTAGGTCCTCTTTGGTAAAGTTGATGGAGTTCAACCAATCTTTCAGTTCCATTGCTCCTCCAGGGGTGTCTTGGGAGTAAGGGAATAATTAGTGACCAGAAGTTCAGTCTTGACATTATCGTCAGTGCCTTTGTCACCACGATGTGCCATTGAATACCGCAACTTCCAATAGGTCAACTCGTACTGCTTATATAGTTC